GCATGCCGAACATCAACACAAAGTTTTCGCTTTCCGGCGAAAAGGAATACAAAGCAGCAATCTCGCAGATCGGCGACGGCATGCGGGTCCTCAACTCCGAGATGCGCAAGGTCGAGAGCGAGTACAGCAAAAACACGAACAGCGTCGAAGCACTCACGAAGGTCAACGACGTCCTCGAACGAAAAATCTACACGCAGACCGAGAAAATTGAGACGCTGAAAGCGGCTTTGCAGGCGTCGGCTGAAAAATACGGTGTGGCGGACAAGCACACAATGGCATGGCAGACGAGTCTCAATAACGCCGAAGCCGAGCTGAACAAGATGAACGACGAGCTTGCCAAGAACAACGCCGAGCTCGACAAGGCGGGCGCGAGCGGCTCGAAATTCCAGCAGGCGATGGATAAGGTCAAGGACTCCGTCGCGAAGGCCAAGGAAGAAGGCACGGGCGCAAAGGGCGTTTTTGCCAATCTCAAGGAATCCTTTGCGGACGGCAAGGGCGAGGCCGTCGGCCTTGGTGACGCGATCGGCGGCGCGGCGGATAAGCTGGGAATCAATCTGCCCGAGGGCGCGACGAAGGCGCTGAACTCTCTCAACGGCATCAACGCCGGGACAGCTGCGGCAGTCGGTGGTTTTGCTGCTCTGGTTGCGGCAGTCGTCAAGGTCGAAAAGCAGCTGATGAGCATCACCAAGGAGTCCGCCGAGTACGCGAAGGAGGTCAAGACGCTCGCAAGCGTGACCGGCCAGAGCGCGGAAGAGGTGCAGGAGCTGCAATACGCCGGAGACATGATTGGCGTGTCGTATGACCGCATCCGGGACTCCCTCAAAGAGGTCACAAACAAGATGCAGGAGGCACGGGACGGCTCGGCTGATACCGCCGCCGCCTTCGAGTCTTTGGGCGTCAACATCTACAACGCCGACGGAAGCCTCCGCGACGCGAACGACGTCTTCAACGACACAATCGACACCCTCGGGAACGTCCAGAACCGCACGGAGCGCGACGCGCTGGCGATGGACCTCATGTCGGAGAGCGCGCAGGAGCTGAACCCCCTGATCGAGCAGGGCAGCCAGGCGCTCAAAGACTACGCCGCCGAGGCGCATGAGATGGGCTACGTGCTGGATAACGAGGCGATCGCCGCCCTTACAGCGACCGACACCGCGCAGCAGAAGCTTCTCAAGACGCAGGAAGCCGTAACGAAGCAGATCTCCGCCGAGTACGCGCCGTACATGACCGAGGCGCTGGGCGACACGGCGGACTTTATCCAGAAGATCGGCAAGGCTTTTGTGGAGTCTGGCGTTGTGGACAAATTCGGTAGCATCCTGAGCTCTGCCACGCAGATCTTGGAGCCGCTGGGAGATCTGACCGTGGCGGTGCTCCCGGCGCTCGACGCAGCGCTCAAGCCGGTTGCAACGACGATGGCTCTGATCGCGGACACGACAAATCTGCTTGTCGGCCTGTTGACGCTCAACGGCGACAAGATCAAGACTGCGCTGGGCCTTAACATGTCCAGCGGGCAGTTAAGCAACATGCAGCAGCTGCAATACAAAGGCGCACTGTCCAGCGGCTCGAGCTACGTTTCCGGCATGGGCTACACGGGCACGGGCGGGTACGTGGGAGCTGACGGCAAGTGGCATCAGAACGCAGCCGGAACGGACAATTTTATTGGCGGCGTGACGTGGGTCGGCGAAAACGGCCCCGAGCCTGTCTGGCTGCCGCAGGGCTCGCGCATCGGCACAAACCAGGAAGGGCGCAGCCTCTCCGGCGGCGATACCTACAACTTTTACGTGCAGGCGAACGAAATCCGCGAGATCGACGACTTCATCCGCCGCATGAAAAACCAGAGACGAGTGGCCAGAATGGGGGTGACGTGAGGTGGCTACGAGTTTTAATCTGTACTGTTCGGCATTTGCGATCTTGAAAAATGACGCGCAAAACGTCAACGACCACACAACCTCCCCGGCAAAGCTCTACTATCACGATTTATTGTACTTGCAATTCCAGCCGCCTAGCGACGGGAAGCAATACAAAAAGCTTGTTGACGATTGGACCAAAATCAACGTATATGTGCAGGCAGCAGGCGAAAACGACACAGTCAACCTAAAAATAGGTACCTTGACTGAGCGCTTCGACCCTCTTACCGCTACCTATGCTACCAAGCAGCGTTTCCATGTGAGCAAAGTCGAGACGAAAAACGTTTATGCTGAAGACCTCCCGAAACTGTGTGAGTCGACATATGGGCTCCCGATCCCTGACGCGGTGCAAAAGGGCGTGTTTATCGATATATCGATATCTATGGATTTTGCGTCAATCGTTACAGCAGGCGCAAACCGGCCATATATTCCAGTGACTGTGGACGATACGATAACCTGTGGGCTAAAAATATTCGAGACAACGCCGAGTTCGGGGTCTATTGTGAAAACAGAGCCAAACACCTTCGCATGGGGTACAGACCCCGCGTTAAAATGCATCGCTGTACTGGAACAGACATCTGCCGTTTTCCGCTGGCGCGCAGGCACGAGCGGCACGATCCACACGATCAATGTCTCCGGAAATTCGCAGAGCGTCACTGTCCCTGCCAACACCTTCGCTGGCACGACGAGCATTCAGTGGCAGGTCGCTGTCACGGCGAACAGCGGCGTGGTTACAACATCCGACTGGGTGACGCTCTCGACCGCCGACGCAACGCCGACCGCCGCGCCTCTGAGCCCGGTCGATACGGTGATTGACGGCTCAAAGGACGTACTGTTCCAGTGGCAGCACTCCATTTCGACCGGCACGGCGCAGAGCAAGGCAGACCTGCAAAAAAGCCCCGACGGCAACACATGGACGACGCTGGCTACCGTGACCGGCGCTGCGAGGCAGTGGACGTGTCCTGCCGGGACGCTCACATCCAGCATCAAATACTGGCGCGTACGCACCTACAACGCCGACGGCATTGCGGGCGAGTGGAGCGATGCGGCACAGATCGTTGTGATTGCCGCGCCGACGGCTCCGAGCATTCAGATCAAGTCCACGGGTCCGCGCCCGTCCATCAGCTGGCAGACCTCCGAGCAGGAGGCGTACCAGGTGGAGCTGGACGGGAAGCTCTCGGGCGGCACGCACTACGGCACGGAGAAGACGTGGACGAGCCCCGCGTATCTTGCGGACGGCAGCCACACGGTGCGCGTGCGCGTGCAAAATCAATATGGCATGTGGTCGGACTGGGGCGCGGCGGCGCTGCCTGTCACCAACACGCCGGGCGCAAGTATCACGCTGACCGTGCAGGCCTCGAGCGTCGCGGCCCTCAGCTGGCAGACCTCCGGCAGCTATGATTTTTATCTGGTTTACCGCAACGGCAAGCCGATTGCAAAGCTCACCCAGACGCAGTACACCGACGAACTGTCCTCCGGCAGCACAACGTACCAGGTGCGCGGCTGCTACGCAGATTCGAGCAATTACGGTTTGTCTAGCGCGGTCACGGTCGATGTTCGCGCGGAGGTGCATCAGGTGTCAGACTTGGACACCGGCCAGACCTTGAGACTCCCATACTCGGACAGCCAGCACCGGCAGACCACGCGGACACTTTCCCGGCAGGTCGAGCTTTTGCAGCTCTCCGGCGCGTATTACCCCGTCGCGGTCGAGGTCGACTCTGGCACGGACGCGCTCAGCATCACGGCGGCGCTGCTCGATGAGAGCGAGATCAGGCAGCTCATGGGACTTGTGGGCAAGCTTGTCTGCGCAAAGACGCCGCAGGGCGACATGGTCATCGGCTACATCACGAGCCTACCCAAGCAGCACGACGGCTTCCTCAATGTTTTTAATTTTACCATCGAGCAGATCGACTTTGACGACGAGGTGACGCTATGACGCACAAGGTATCTTACCGCGTGGACGTGCTGCGGCGCGGCGCGAAGTTCTCGGAGCTGAGATGGCTCAAAGACAGCGCGCCCGACGTGCTCGTCGATGCGACAGGTAGCATCATGGGAAGCCTCGGCGGCACGTTCCTCCACAACCCCGATATCGAGTATCTTTCCGACGAGCTCCAGCCTGTGCTGGAGCTTGACGGGCAAGAGTACCCCTTGGGCGTGTACCGGATCACGACGTACTCCGACACCATCAGCGCGCAGGGGCATTTTCTCCGGCTGGACGCTTACGACCGCAGCTGGATGATCCAGACGATCAAGCCGGAAGGTATCCTGCATCTTGCCGCCGGCACGAACTATCTGACGGCGGTGCAGCAGCTCATGACGCAGGCCGGGATCGGCCTCGTGATCGCCACGCCCACGAGCGAAACCCTCCAGACCGACCGCGAAGACTGGCAGGAGGGCACGGACTATCTCACGATCTGCAACCAGCTGCTGGGCGAGATCAACTACAAGCCCGTATGGTTCGACGGCCGCGGCATCGGGCACCTGGAGCCAAAAGCGACGCCGAACGCGGCAAATATCCGCTGGCGCTACTCGAGCACGGATATCCGGCTGCTGGCGCCCGTCTCGCGTGATATGTCGCAGGAGCAGGACATTTTTGACGCACCGAACGTCTTCGTGGCCATTTGCAGCAACCCGGACTTGGAGGCTCCCTTGGTGGCCAGAGCCGAGAACAATAGCCCATCCAGCTCCATCTCCATTTTTAAGCGCGGGCAGCGCATCACGCAGGTGGTCAAAGTGGACAATATCGCCTCGCAGGAGGCGCTGCAAGCCTACGTGGACGATCTTTGTTTCCAGTCCCAGCTTGGTACCCGGACGATCACATTCTACGGCCTGCCGGAGGGTGGGCACGGCGTGGGCGACGTTCTGAGCATCGATGCGCCGGAATTCGGCGGCATCTACGAGGAGACCGGCTGGCAGCTGAGATTAAGCCCCGGCGAGCTGATGACGCACACAGCGAAAAGGACGGTGATCGCATGACGGAATTGCAGGCCACGGAGCCGACCGCGGCGGAGCTTGCCACCGTCGGCGCGAAATACACAGACGGCTTGAGCCTGATTTTCGACGGCCAGACCGCCGCCACAGCAAAGCATTACAAATGCAATACCAACGTTACATTCAAGGCGGGTGACCGCGTGAAGATCTGCCGCATGAGCGGCACCTACGTCGTCGAGTACGTCGTGGGCAATCCAAAGTGAGGTGAGAATATGAGCCTTACCATTATGCAGGGCGACCAGTACGCCATCGAATTTCGCGGGACGCAGGACGGCGAGCCGCTCGACCTGAGCAAGATCGAGCTGATTGAATTTGTCGTGGGTGGTCTGCGCAAGGTCTACCCAGGCGAGGTGACCGTGGACGAAGACGGCCTTTTCCTCTTCCCCTTGAGCCAGGAGGAGACTTTCGGCTTTAAAACACGCCTGCTCTCCGGGCAGGTGCGCGTGAAGTTTACCGGCAGCGCGCAGCCGGTCGTCATCGGCCTGCAGACGGGCATGATCAGCGTCCAGACCTCCACCAGCAAGGAGGTGCTGTGATGGCGATTACTTTTGACGTCGTCAAAAAGCCGGCCGTCGACTTCGCGGTAGACAATGTCCGGGTCGCAGCGGGCGGCGGCGAAGCCTACGAGGGAAATTACGAGATCACCCCGTCAGAGGAATTGCAGACGCTTCCGACCGCGAACCGGCAGCTGGCTAGAGATATTGTCGTCGCGCCTATCCCGCAGAACTACGGGCGGATCACCTACAACGGCGGCGGAATCATAATAACGTAAGGAGTGCACTATGGCGAAAAATGTAAAAATCAGAGACGTGACGTATGAGAGCGTCCCGAATGTGGAAATCCCACTTGCAGACGGCTCTGGCACGGCAAAATTTGTGGACACCGGCAGCGGCGACGCGGCGGCCAGCGACATCCGAGCCGGGAAAAAGGCATGGGCAGACGGTAGCGAGGTCACGGGCTCCGTCATGGAGAAGGGCGCGGGCGACGTAAGCGTCAACGGTAAAAACGTCACCATCCCGGCGGGCATCTACGACGACCCGGTGACCAAGAGCGTCGGCGACGGCACGGTCACCCCCGGCGCGGCGGTTGCGGGTACGGTGCTCGGCGACACGCAGACGGACTATGAGATCACGGTCACGCCATCGGCGGCGGTATCCGCCGGATATGTCTCCGGCGACAAAAACGGTGCGGAGATCAAAAAGTATGTGCAGGTCGAAGAGAAGCAGGCTACGCCGTCCACGGCCGCGCAGGATGTGACCCCGTCCAGCGGGAAACTGCTCAAAAAGGTGCGCGTCGCCGCCGTGGACGTGTCCGCGACCGCGACGGAGGACAATGTGCCGACCGGCATCACCTTCTTCTCCAACAGCCTGACCCGGAAGACCGGGCGGGCAAAATTTCCATCGATCACACAGGACGAGCTGACCAAAGTGCTGACGATTCAGTAGGGAGGGCGCAATGGGACAAAACGTAACAATCGCGGGCGCGTCGTACCCGGATGTCCCGGCGCTGGACGTCCCGAAAACGGGCGGCGGCACGGCGCGCTTTGTGGATACGGCGGACGATACCGTCACTCCCGCGACGCTCAAATCCGGCGTGACGGCGCACGACGCTTCGGGCGCGAAGATCACCGGCACGTTAGATACCGCCCCACCCAAGGAGTCGGACATCAATTTCTGGGACTACGACGGCACCTTGCTCTACAGCTGGACACTCGCCGAGCTGGCCACAAAGACAGAGCTGCCGCCTCTTCCGAGCCATGACGGCCTCATCTGTCAGGGCTGGAACTGGACGCTCCAAGACATCAAGGACGCAGGCCGTGAGCTCGATATCGGCGCGCTGTACATTACCGATAACGGCAAGACGCGGCTCTATGTCGACGTGGACACCGAGACGTGGGACGATTTTGTGCTCAATTACTGGCAGAGCACAAGAAACGCCACGACGGTCGATTGGGGCGACGGAACGACACCGGAAACAAAAAACGCAGATTCGTATATTGAGCATCGGCATGTGTACGCCTCCAGCGGCTCATACGTGATCACGATGAGTGTCAAAGATGGTAAGACGATGTGGCTAGGACGCGATGGCCGGATGCTGATTGCAAACGGCGAAACCGATAGTGGCCGCTGCGCGATGCTGCGGAGAGTTGAGGTCGGTGCAAGGGCTGTGCGCACAGACCCGGGATGCTTCCGCAATTGTGTCGGACTTGAGAGCATTACGCTCCCGCAAACAACAAAAGTATATGCCACCCGGTCATTTGAAATGTGTACACAACTGCGTGTGTTAATCGCGGCGGATATGGATGAAATTCGGCAAACATTTTATAGGTGCGCCAATCTCCGTGCAATCGCAACACCGAAAGGGATGACGCAAAGAAATGATAATAATTATGACATCACAAATGCATCAGTCCGGTTGGTAAATTTTGATATGACTACTGCCTACGTTGCGAACTGCCTCGAGCGCGTCCACATCAAGGCTGTCAACGGTCAAGTTGGAGATTTTTCTTCCTGCGTGTCTCTGCTGGAAGTCACCATCCCGGCGGACGCTACAACCTTTGTCACTGCCGCATTTCAGGGCGACTACGCGCTGCGCAGGGTGACGTGCCTCGGGGATATCGCGAGCATCCCAGCGCAGGTGTTCCAACGATGTTATCCGCTGCGGTTTGTGGACTTCACGCAATGTACCGCCGTGCCCACGCTGGCCAACGTCAACGCGTTTGATGCGACGCACGCACAGCTGGAGATCCGAGTTCCCGCCTCTCTTGCGGATGCGTGGAAAGCGGCAACAAACTGGAGTTCGTTGGCAGACCATATTGTGGGGGTGTGAGCATGATCGTAAGAGAGCACTACAAAACGCGCACGGACGGCGTGGAGCTGTACCGGACATATTCAGACGCGGGCTATCTCATCCGGCAAGCGGAGACGGGCGCAGAGTACGATGAGGCAATTGACATTGACGGCGCGCCGCACACCTACACAGAGACGGATAAGCTTGTCACAGACAATTTTGACATCGAGACGGCAAGCCCGGAGCAGCTGCGTGAGCGGTTAGCCGACACCGAGACGGCGGCGAAGATCTTACTTGGGGAGGGCGAGACATGACGTACACTGAGAGGGCGCGTAAGATGCGCCCGTACATCGTACAGGCGGCAAGCGCTTTGGACGACAAGACTGTCAGCCTCGCGCCGGAGCTTCTGGGGACGCTGACCGGCGACGGCAGCCTCGTCAAAGCGGGCACGCGCATCAACTGGCACGGGAAAATCAAAAAAGCCGCCGTCGACCTCTGGGACACCGAGCAGAACACGCCCGACAAAGCGTCTACGCTCTGGGAGGACGTGCAGTACCGGGACGGATACAGGATCATCCCTGAAGTAATTACCTCCACACTGGCATTCGCGAAGGGCGAGAAGGGATGGTGGGGAAACAACCTGTATGAGTCGCTCATGGACGGGAATGTGTTTACCCCGACGGTCGCCCCGACGGTCTGGGAGAAAGTATAGCGCCGCCTCCGGGCGAGAAAGGAGACAGATATGGACGACGGAATTCAGGCGCAGGTCGCATCGATCGACGCGCGCTGCAAATCCAACCAGCACCGCATCGACGAGCTCGAGGCGGACAACAAGGCGCTTCACCAGATGGCTACCTCCGTGGAGGTGCTGGCGACGAAGCAGGAGACGATCGAGTCGAACGTGAACGAGATCAAGACCGACGTGAAAGCCCTCAAGGCGCTCCCCGGCAGCCGCTGGGAGGGGCTTATCAAGGCAGCCGTGACAGCGATCGTCGCGGCGCTGGTCGGCTACGCACTGGCTCTGGCGGGGCTGGGAGGCTAGTATGGCGGACGGGCAGAAAAAGCCGCAGCGGAAGACGAAGGGGCGCATGGCGCGGGAACTGGTCTACTACTGCATTTACGCCCTGACGCTTACGCTCGCGTGGGCAGTGGTCGTCAAGACGGTCGCGGTCATCCTCGACCGCCCGTCCGACCTCTCCGACGTGCTGATCTTCGCGGCGGCGGCGTTCGGCGGGGAGCTGCTACTCCTGCTGTGTAAGAGAGTATTTGCAAAACCAAATGACGATGGAGGTACATAATGGATAATATCAAAAAGCGGCTGGGCAATTTGCTCAGCGTCAAATCTCTGGTCACGATGATTCTGACCTGTGTCTTTGCCTACATGTCCGTCGCGGGCAAAATCTCGCAGGACTTTATGACGATCTACGCCGTCATTATCGCGTTTTATTTTGGCACGCAGAGCCAGAAGACGCAGGATGTGCTGGACGGCACAACGGAGGGCAAGTGATGGCCGTTAAAATCGGACAGGCCAGCCTCGGTGAAACCGGCGGCTGGAACCAGAAGCCCGGCAACCAGACCGGGCGGGAGCTCAATATCTCGTACTGGTACAATGGCCACTGGCTTGGCCTGCTGCGCTACAAAGACCCGAGGAAGGCCGAGAGAGCCGCCCAGACGTGCGAGGCGGCGATTAAAAACCGGAATATCGGCTACGACATGTCCGACCGGAACACAGCATATGAAGCCGCTAGAGCCGTGAACTGGAACGTGAGCAAGATCACAAAGCCCGTGGAGACGGACTGCTCGGGGCTCCAGACGCTCTGCGCGGTAGCCGCCGGGTGCAAGGGCGTAGAAGAGCTCTACAGGAAGCAGGGCAACAGCTGCACGACCTACTGTATGCTCAACGATTGGCCGAAGACCGGCGATTTTGAGCTCCTGCACGGCGAGTACCTAACTTCGGACGCAAGGCTGCTGCGCGGCGACGTGCTGGTTTCCAGCGGCCACACGGTCATGGTGCTCGAGGACGGAAAACTTGGAGAGGAGGAACGCGAAGTGGTAGAAAAAAGCAAAATCATCGTCGACGGCAAAGAGGTCGCCGTAGACAGAATCCTGAAGGACGGCACAAACTACGTCAAGGTGCGCGACCTCGCTGCCGCCCTTGATCTGGAGGTATCCAACAAGGGCAATATTGCCGTGCTGAATCACAAGTAAGCCGTCTGCCGCGCCCTTCCGGAAGGAGGGACGCCATTGGCAAGCGCAAGAGTCCATATCCCAGACGACTTATCCGGTTTGCTGCAAAGCGAGTGGGAGCGCGTCATACGCGAGGCCGGATACAGCAGGCAGGACGCCGAGATCGTGCGCCGCTACATCGTGGGCAAAGCGCCCCAGATCGACGTGGCCGTCGAGCTGTGCATGGAGCGGAGCACGCTGTCAAGGCGGCTGCCCGGGATTTATACGAGGGCGCGGCAGACAGCACAAAGGCTCAACATGATATAAAATCCCCGGTGTCCAAGTTGGACACCGGGGAATCTTTATTCGAGGTATGTGATATCAGCGACGGGCGCGATATCAACAAAGGCCTCACGCCCGGTTGAGCTACGGTTGACACGTGTGACTTGCGATAGTTTGCCTTGATGGACAAGGTAGTCCCCAACCTCCACGAAATGGATTGTGTCAAAGCCCGGAACGAGCGCCTCAAAGTTTGCCATGTCGACAGTCCCTATTTTGTACTCACAAAGGCGCCCAGCGCAAAGGTTGTGCGATTGATCCGTCCCATGCAGCTCGGCTTTAATCTCCTGCAACTTCCGGCGGGAGACGACGATCACTGCGTCGCGCAGCATCCCCAGCGGGATGTTTTTTGGCCAGCGGCTCTCCAGTTTGGCTATGTACTCTTCTGCCGTCATAATACCCCTCCCATTAAGTTGTCCCAGCGATCCCACAGCGTGTGGTTGTATGGCTCGCCTCGCAGCGCGTCGAGGATGTCAGCAACCTCCGCAGGGCTCTGGTAGTACAGCGCGCACGTCTCTCCAGTTTGCGTACGCAAGTATTGCAGTTTTTTCGGCGCTGCGGGCAGGTGCGGGGCAATCTGCATCAAAAGCTCTGGTTGCCCGTAAATCCGCAGGCGCGGTGTAGCGATCGGCACACCGCGTTTTGTTTTGTGTAGCCATCGGTCGAGACAGGCTTGCAGCTCTACCACTCCACGGCAAAAGCCTAGCCAGTCCGTCACATCGGTAAGGCTCGGGAGCAAATGTACCTGTGCAGACTTTACGACCCAGTAATCCTTTTTCCCATCTGCGCGCCGCTGGAGGTATGGCGCAGTCGGAAACAGCTCCGCGACAGCATCGATATACCAGCGGTCGATGCAGCGGACCAAAAACCTGCCTCCGGTATCAACCCCGAGCAGCGTCAGGATTGCCTGCTGGTAGCCGGTCATTTGTGCTCCTCCAGATATCCGGCGATCCAGCCACGGAACAGCTCGTTTGGAGTCGTGCCGTTGGCCTTCGCCGCGGCCTTAAAAGATTCCGCAATCTCCCGCTTGAGCTTGCAGGAGATCACGGACATGTTTTCTGCATCCCACTTGTCGCGGGTGCGCTTCTGCGCTTCCGTCGGCATCAGTAGCAGGGGTTCTCTTTGCTGAGCTCCCACTCTTCGCCGTACTTTTCCTCGTGACGGGCTTCGTACGCGCTGAAGAATTCCTGGTCGGTGCAGGGCGCAAGCTCCATGCTGAGATCCTCGCGGATGTCATCATCCATCAGTGCGACCGCCGCGTCAAAGTTGATTTCCGTACCGTTTTTGTTGATTACCATAGCCATTTTTAAACCCTCCGTAATTTGTATTTGGTTTATCTCTATGGTCTTATTATATACGGTAATACCGTATATGTCAAGCATTATTTTTAAAAAATCCAAATTATTTTGCACATAAAATCACACTCGCGCCACCCTTGGGAAAAGGACATCCTGTACAATGGTCTCAAAAGGAGGGACACAGGATGGCATATAACCCATACACCGGGCGCTGGGAGATGGACGGTGCGCAGCAGGTGCAGATGCAGCCCATGCCGCGAGCGCAGGTGCCGCAAATGCCGCAGCAGCCGCCGAAACTCGGCGTGCTGACCGTGGCCAGCGAGGCCAGTATCAACAATTTGCAGATGCAGCCAAACGACAATGCGCTCGCGCTGCATGAGACGGAAAACCTGCTCTATTACATCCGCACCGACAGCATGGCGGCAAAGACCATTGCGCGGTTCCGGATATTCCCGGAGCCGACGGAAGAGGAAAAGGCAGCGACCCAGCTGCAAGAGCAACTGAAGCAGATCACGGACGGCCTACAGAGCATGGCCGGAAAAATCGAGGAATTGGAGGGAAAACTCAATGCAAAATCCGATCATGGCACTGATGGGCGGCGGCAGCGGAAACAAATTGCTGAACGGCCTGATGCAGACGGCAATGACGACGCTTAAAGGCCAGAGTCCCCAGATGGTGCTTAGCTTCCTCGCCTCCCAGCCTGGGTTTAATGACTGGTTTGAGGCAAACAAAGACAAAACGGTCGGCGAGCTCGTCGGCCAGATCAGCAAGTGATACCGCGCGTAAGCGCCTATCAATAATCTAGCCCGAAAGGAGGGAATACAATGGATAAGGACTATGGCTTCGGCGGATGGGGTATTGTGATTCTCATCGCGCTGTTCTTCCTGCTCTTCGCGGGCAGAGGATTCGGCGGCAACAGCGGCGAGAGCGCCCCGGCCACGCAGGCCGACGTACAGCGTGCAACGGACTTCGCGGCTCTGGAGCGCCAGAACAACGAGGGCGTGGCCGCAACGCGTCAGGGCGCGTACGACGTCACAAGCGCCGTCAAGGACAACGCCTACAACATCCTCGGCGAGCTGCGCGATTTGCAGTCCGTCACGGAGAGCGGCATCTCTGTGCAGCAGAAGTGCTGCTGCGACATTCTCCGCGCGATCGACGGCGTTAACTACAACGCCAGCATCAACGCTTGCGAGATCAAGACGGCTATCCACGCCGAGGGCGAGGCGACCAGAACGCTCCTGCAGCAGCAGGAGAACCAGCGCCTGCGCGACGAACTCGCACAGAGCCGCGCCGCGAACAACGACTATATGCAGTCGCAGTACATCCTCGGCCAGCTGGGCAAGTACTACCAGAACCCGCCCTGCAATCCGTGCGGCTGCGGCGGCTGACGGACGGACCAAACCTGATATAACTATCCGGGGCGATTGCCCCGTTTTTCATAATTTTGAAAGGAGACGAGTAAATGTCTTGTAGCGGAAACAGCAAATCCTATCAGAAATCCTGCGTCCGGTATTTTAATAACAGCCCGCAGACGCTTGCAGCAAACGCTGCGACAGTGCTCACGCTTGCGGGCGCGAAGGTTGTCAACTCCGGCGAGTCCATTCAGGTCGAGCCTCAGAGCTACGACACCGTAAAAATTGGACTCTATCACCTAGTAGCCGATGCGGTCATTACGTCGGCCGCGGCTGGCGAGCTCACCTTGCAGTGGTACATGGACGGCGTCGCGCTGCCCTGCACGCTGCGCAAGGTAACGCTTCCGGCAACCGGAAACACCGAGATCCACACGGAGACGGAACTGGCGCTGTCCGGGTGCTGCTGCTGCGTGAACCACACCTTTACCCTCATCGCGACGACCGACTCGACGGCAGCGGGCAATGTGGTCGAGCTCTGCACGGGCCTCCTCAAGCTCGCGTAGCCTATGACGGAGAAAATCAAGGCCTATAAGGCCAAACTCTGCGAAGCGCTTGAGGCGTGCATGGCGGAGCCCGTATGCTCCCGAAGCGTGGGCAGCTGCACCATGCTCATGGACGCGCTGTGCAAGGCGGATAAGATCACGATGGAGCCCGAAGCCTCCACGTTTACCGAGGACGACGCGCGGCGCTGGACGGAGCACATGGAAAACAGCGACGGCTCAAAGGGTCCTCATTGGACGCTCGAGCAGACCACGGCTGTGGCCAACAGCATCGGCGTGCACGTCGACCCGTGGATCTGGTTCGCGGCGATGAACATGATGTACTCGGATTACTGGGAGTCCGCGACGCGCTACGGCGTCGATCGCCCGGAGTATTATGCAGATCTCGCCAAAGAGTTCCTTTTTGATAAGGACGCAGGCGGACCAGAGGCAAAAATCGCCGGGTATTATCACGGCATTGTAGAGCCGCGGCTTAAAAAAGCATAAAAAATATCCCTCCCATATGGGAGGGATATTTTATCGATGCACAACCATCCCAATAACACCATTTATAAAGATGAGGTGTTCGGATAAGGATACATCTGGTACAGCGGACGCGCCAAAATCCGAACCGGACGGCTCGTCCAAAGCGAGCATTTCCGGGTAAGTTATCTGCTCGGAATCTGTGACATTAAAAAACATTTTGATACGATCATCGTAGATATAGATGGCATTTACAAACAAATCGATCACTTTTTTGCGATACTCCATATCGGCGGAATCGCCGTCGCGGAATTGACTGATCCATGCGGCGACGTCCTCCTCACGCAGCTGGACACGGCTTGCGATGCGCAAAGACGCAAGCTCTTCTTCCAGCGTATGCTTTTTTGCCTCGGTAGCCTCGATGCGCTCGTTGATTTTGCGGATGGCAACGTCTGCCGTGGTTTTAATCAGCGCGTCGACAAGCTGCTCCAGCTCTTTGTCTGTCTCGCGGATCTGCCGCTCAAGCGGCTTAATGCCGGATGCATCATAGCTGCGCGCGTACTCGGCGACGACGCGCGCCGAAGCGGATTTGATCCACTCGTCAGTCAACACGCTCTTGCCAATATAATCGACGATATATTGCTCCAGCTCGTCCTTGCGCTCATTGCGCTTTTTGCAGGTATGCTGCTTTTTGCGCGCTGCGCAGCTGTAGTAATAGTGGACAGTGCCGCTGCGACTGCGCCCACACTCCCCTACCATCGGCGCTCCGCACTCGCCACAAAACAGTTTCCCGTGCAGCAGGTATTCGATTTTTGCCTTTGCGTGCCCGGGGGATTTTGCATTGGCAGCAAGTCGTTCACGCACCTGTTTTTTTAGCTCCTTAGTGATGATCGCCGGGAAAGCGTCTTCGGCGATCACCTCGCCATTGTAGATATATGTACCAATATAGCGCTCGTTTGCGAGGATACGCTTGATCGCATGCAGGTCAATGGGTTTGCCGCGCTGATTGCGGTAGCCGAGCCGGGAGCATTCCGCAGAAATCTGCTTTTGCGACATGCCGGAGGCATACTGCTCATGGATACAGCGGACAATCTGCGCCTCGTCCTCGTTGATCTCATATTGCTTATTTACAACGCGATAGCCGAGCGGGGCGATACCGCCGAGGCTCAGACACTTTTCGGCGTTCTGCCGCATGCCGCGCTTGACGTTCTGCGCGAGCTGTCGGGAGTATTCGTCAGCCATCGCCTCAAGGATTGCCTCAAGGAGGACGCTCTCGCTGCTCTCGTCAATGCCCTCCGTTGCAGACAAAACGCGCACGCCGTTTGCCCGAAGCTTGCGTTTGTAAATCGCGCTATCGTATCGGTCGCGGGAAAAACGGTCGAGTTTCCAGACGAGGACGTACTCAAAGGCGCGCTTTTCGCTGTCGGCGATCATCCGCTGGAACTCCGGGCGCGTTTCGGCGTAGCGCCCGGAAAGCGCGCGGTCGCAATACTCATGCACGACGCGGAATCCGCGATGCTGGGCAAACTCGCGGCATTTCGCAAGCTGACCGTCAATGGATTGATCGTTCTGCCCAGCGGAAGAATACCGAGCATAAATCACAACGTTGGCAAGATTCAGACCATCCATAAAAAACCTCCAAAGATGCCGCTCCGGTTTCTCCAACCGGGGCGGCTTTTTTGTTATGCTCGGAACCAACCGATATTTGGGGTCAGGATATCGACCGCAAAAAGAAGGAGTATAAACGCAGTAAGGCAGACGCAGAGAACGAAGAAACGTTTGTTCCAGCGCTCCTTCCGCGCAATGGCGCGTTGCAGGTCGTCAATACGTGTCTCGTAAAGCTCGCCTTTCGTGCGCTCGCACATGCCTCCTGCATGCTGCGCAGCATCCGCGCCGACGCCGAGCGCGTCGCAGATGGCGGTAATTGTCGAAGTAGAAGCGTTTGAGCCTTTTGAGGAAAGGACGCGCGAGACGGTTGACTCAGAAATTTGTGCAAGCTGCGCAAGGTCCTTGTTTGTTAGGTTTTTCTCCTCCATTTTGGCAATACATCCGGATATCAGCTGCTCAAAATCCATGATTTCACGACGCTTTCATAAATTTCACCAGGAATTGCAGATATATTTTACAGATTTCACCAGATTTCAAAAATACAGATTGCATTTCACGGCGCGCGGGGGTACGGTTGAGGCGTAGGGACGGCTCCCACCGCCTGCACAAACCAAAGCCCGCGTCGTTTTTCGGCAAGCGGCGCGGGCATCAACTAAGTCAATCACCATTCTCGCCGAGCGGAGAGTCCCATACAGCATCCCAAAAATCCGTCTCGTTTATGATCTGGACTTTTCCGCCGGCGCGCCGCACGGTCATTGCCGCCTCGATCTTGCGCCCATAGCAGGAGTAAGCCCAGCACGGATTGCCAGCATTGCCGACAATCAAATAGTCGGTTTTGCGTGAGACGTTGGAGATAAATGTACCGCCGAGCCGCTCAATTTCCTCGACAATTTCCTTGCGCGTGGCTCTGTATGACTCGCCGGTAAAGCAAAAGACTTTCCCGTCAAATGTAAGGTCCGGGCAATAGGCGCAAATGCCATCAATGGAGTATTTTTTTCGCAAAGCCTCAAAATCCGGCTCGTGCAGGTTAATGGAGTCTTTAAAGTCGACCACATTGCTGCAAAACGCGAGAAGGGAGTTGCGCTCGTCAGCGGTTATGACGCCATCCTCAAGGATTGTGTGCAGGAGCGAGTTTAGCTCGTCAAATGGATATGTGCCTTGCAGGTAGTCGTTCGAGGTAAGCCAATCGGACAGGGTGCGGATCTCTTTATCGCTGATGTCAGAATCCGCCATGATACCGTGGATCATGCCATGCAAAAATTGCACGGACGAAGTGACGATATCATAGTAGCTGGAGTTGTCGGCAAAATTACCACAAAGCCAAAGGATGTTTTGACGCTCGTCGTCGTCGATACGATCATCCTTGATTGCCTCCTCAATTACAGGGATAAGCTCCGAAAACGGGTGACGATCGCGCAGATTCGCATGAATAAGGCACCAATTGGCAAGCTCGCTTACCTCGGCGGTGCTGACATCGCCGCTGGAAGAAATACCAGCTACAATGCCGCGAAGCATATTGATCGACTTGTGCAGCTCGGCAGGCTTCGTAAACTGACGGTATTCGTCCGGATTTTTGATCTGAGACATGGATAGAACCTCTCAAAGTACGCAATTTTGTGCGGATTATACTGCCTATAGGGGCTTATTTATATCGTAAGCCAGATGGCAAAAAGAAGCAATGGCAAATGTGAACAAAAAATGAAGGAATTTTTTGTGGAGAAATGGAGGAAGAAGTGGAAAACACGAAAGAATACGTCATTGGAGAGATCAAGCGCCTGCTGAAAAAGGCAACGGAGGAAGAACTGGACCTGATTTGGCGGTTCGTCCGAAAACTGATAAAATAAAAAATGGCTGGGGACGGTTATCCGTCTCCAGCCATTTTTTTTGCGATTTCGTCCAGCAGCTGCCACTCGTCGACGCTGAGACTACCAAGGATCGAGACGAAGCGCTTGCGCGGCGAGTCGTCCGGATCGTTCATGACGTCGCCCATAAACTCAGCGATCTCCTGATTGCGGGTAAGCTTTTGTTTCATCTCACCTTCGCCAGTTCGGAGCCAATCCTCGTTTACGTTAAACTCACGGCAGATCAGTTTGATAAACGACTCGTTTGGGCTCGTTTTCTCACCCTCAAGGTTCGTAATAACGCCGCGGGTGGAACCAAGACGCTCTGCAAAATCAGTTTGCGAAAGACCAGAAGATAGACGGACTTCCTTAATTCGCTCATTGATGGTCATTGGTATCACCTCATGTTTATATTATACACAAGGTGGATGTATTGTCAATACATATTAGAGAAAAATATTTTCGAGAAATGTATTGACAAAACACAAAAACGGTGATAAAGTGTATTCACAATACAAAAAGCGGCAACAAAAAGTCGTGATAACGCGAGGTGAAAATGATGTCTGAAAAAGAAAAGCAGGTCATGGAAAGCTTGAACAAGAACACCGAGAAGTTGACGCCGGCGCAGATGCAGCGTCTGAGCGATATTGCATACGGAATGGCGCTGGCGAAGGAAGTCAAGCAGGACGAGCAGAAGGAGGCGTGAGGCATGAACTTTTACGCGGAACTCCACCGGTTGCGGCGGAGAGTCGCCGACTTAGAGAGACGAACCAAGCCATATGAGGTGCGCGTGGAAGTCTCTCCGGAGGCGGTCAATCTAAAAGCTATCAATCAGTTGATTGAAGGAGGAGTCAATCATGCTGGCAGCAGTTGCATACCGGGCACCGGACGGGAGTTTCCTTCCGGCAAAGCCCTTTGAGATCCAGCGCCCGGACGAGCGGGGCGAGTCAAAGCTGGACGCCTTCGCTCGCTGGGCAGCAGAACGCTACCGCAGAGAGCGGGAACAGGAGGCGGCAGTGGGAGGAGAACACCATGCGTGAGGCGGAGGGCTACCGTCCGCAGCTGGAGCTGCTGACGGACATGTTCCCGGGGCGGGCGGCGATCACGGTCAACGAGTGCCAGACCGCGCTAGGCATTGACCGGCGGACGCTACTTGCCGAGCGCGAATTTCCGGCGCGGAAGATCGGCGGCAAGTACGCGGTGCCGTTGACCGAGCTGGCGCGCTGGCTGACGCGGAAATCATAATTGAGGAGGGAATTTGATCATGGCGAAGAAACTACACGTCGAAATCGGAATTGACGGTGAAACGTCAATATCAAGAATTGAGGGCAGCGGCTTTGATTTGATTGCTGCGGCAACATTTGTGATCAATGCGTTTTACAGAGCTTTTGCAAAAAAGAGCGAGAAAGATGCCGGAGACTTTAAGCTTTTCATGCAGAAATTGGTTGCAGATGATAATTCCCCGGTCTGGTCAAAGACGATTTGAGGAGGAAAACACCATGAGAACGAACCTTGCACGAGTAGAACCGGAAGAAACCACGCGGGAGCGCCGGGCGCGGCTGCGGGAGGAAATGCAGTACCGGCGGGCACTGCGGCTGATCGTGAAGACCTGCTGCATCTGGCTGGGCGGTGCGGCGTATGTCCTCGCGGTGATTGCCGGATACGGGCATATGATGGACGTCGCTGCCGTGACAGGCGCAATCGCAATCGGCTTGTCGGTCTACGGGGCAATGTGATATGGACGAGCGGATCACAGTCAAATTCCGTCCGGAGCAGCTGGACGACGTAATTGACGCGCTGTTTGCCTACGCAGACGATTGCGTCAATGATCGAGAGATCCTGCTCAAAATGCCGCGCGTGGATCGGGAAACGGTGGATGATCTGGCGCAGCGGGAGACGCAGCTAAACAAGCTGGGCAGATGGCTCCAGCACGTAAAGGAAGAGGCTGAATGATGCCGAGTCTAACGCCGCGATTACGCCGGATTAAGCCGCCATGCGGCAGATTCTGTCCAGCCAGGATGGCGGGATGCAGCACCATGTGCTGCAACTGGACGCTCTATGAGAGCATCCGGAACTATCTCTACGTGGAAAACGGACAGGTACGGAAAAATTTAGAGTTAGACCTTGCGGTACAGAAGCAGATAAACCGTGCGGACAATCAGGTGAGGAGGCGCAAACACTATGGCGCGAAATAATATCGACTACAACGGCGAGCGGGCAAACCGCCATCCTGCCGTAATTGCGCAGGCAGGATACACCGGGAAAAACCACTACGCCGTGACATACAGCGGACAGACGGTCTTCGTCCGCGCTTCGGACGAGCTTGCCGCGCTGTTTACGGCGGCAAAGCAATGGGGCTATAAATTTACCCGCCCCGAGTACCACCAGAACGCAGCCGCCAGAAAACTGCACTACACGCTGGGGATTTGAGGGAAACGGAAAATAGGAGGGGAAATGTGACGTGAGCGATTTAGAGCAGACGGTGATTGCTCGTGTATTTCCACGTAAGACAAACGCTTCGCCGACTGATGCGCTGGCGTTCTTCCGAGAGCCAACGATCGAGAACATTGCGGACTGCATCAAGGCGGGAGTGACAAAAGTACATATTTCCGTGACGTTCACATGGGATTTGGAACGTGCAGAGGAACTATACGACACATGGCAGATTCTCGGCGTACCGGTAGAAGTCGGCGGACCGGCATTCGATGATCGCATGGGAGACTTCACACCGGGGCTTTACCTGCGTGACGGTTTGATTTTTACCTCGCGGGGATGCACAAAGGACTGCTGGTTTTGCTCCGTACCGCGCTGCGCGCATGGCGTAATTCGGGAGCTTCCGATTGTGGACGGCTGGAACATCCTTGACGACAACATTCTCGGAACGTCAGAAACGCATTTTCAGGCAGTTTGTGACATGCTTAAGAGACAGAAACACAGGGCGATTTTTACAGGAGGCTTAGAACCGGCACTATTGCAGCAATGGCAAGCGGACATTTTACATGAGGTAAAACCGGCGAGGCTATACACGGCATATGACACTCGTGACGATCTGGAACCGCTGGTAGAGATGGGCAAGAAACTTCGATCTGCAGGATTTCGCCCGGCAAGCCATACCATGTGCTGCTATGTGCTGTGCGGCTACGACGGAGACAGCTTTGAGGACGCTGAAAAGCGCCTGGCGCAGACCATGCGTGCTGGATTCGTGCCGTATGCCATGCTGTTTCGCGGAGAGGATGGAAAGTACGGTTCTGACTGGCGGAGATTCCAGCGCGAATGGTGCCGCCCGATCATCACTGGGAAAAAGTTCAACGAATTTTGGAAGGAGACGACATGACAGACAAGGAAATTATACAGGCGCTGCGGTGCTGCGAAAAGGAAGTTTGTGCTGACGGTGGTTTATGCCCGCTTTTTAGCGACGCGGATTGCATCGTGCATTTAGGCGAGGCAGCTACTGATTTGATCGAGCGCCTGACCGCCGAGAATGCGAAGGCAGAAGCCGAGAGGGACGCGCTGCAGGAGAAACAGCGGTGGATTCCGGTGACAGAGCGGATGCCAAACACGATACCTTGCAACGCCGGTACGGAATACAGCGAGGCTGTAATTGTGTGGACAACTGGAAATAAGGCGATGATTGCTGTTTGGGACGGAATTGACTTTATTTGCCCGACTGATTTTTGGGAGGCATGGGGAGAGGAAATCACCCACTGGATGCCGCTGCCGGAAGCGCCGGAGGGAGAAAAGACATGAGCAACCGAATCAGAGCCCTCCGGTACAAACGATCGGCGCTTGCCTCGATGGGCGCGTACAACATCACGCAGGAGCTCGACGACATCACAGAGGCTTGCAATGGCGTGCGGTACTACATCGAGCAGGCAGACAACGACGAGACGCTTCTCAATGCACTTGATGGCGACGAGGACGCAGAATGGGAATTCCGCATGGCTTTCGCAGACTTATCCGCAAAAGCCGACGAGCTGCAAATGAGGCTGTACGAGCAGGATTTTGAGGACTTTTATCGAGACTTTGACGATGCAACCGTTGCCCTGATTGGCAACCGCTACGAACTGGTAGGCTATGACAGCGAAGAGGAAGATTATTTTTCGCTTACGAGCTACGAAGAAGGACTTGCGCAGACGGAGGCCGGGAAGAGGCTTTGTCGACTGACGAAGCCGGAGATGATCGAGCGCATCGGCTGGGCCTTTGGCATTTTGCTTGCTTTTTTTGATTTGCGCCAACAATACGATTACCTCAAGGCAACGTTTGATATCCTGCGCGATGAAAACACATCGCTTCTGGATACCATCAAAGAGATCGAAAAGGCTTACGATGACATGGATGCAGACGGATTTCACGAATGGGCAGCAAGCACGAAGCGTTTTGACCGGCTACTTGAGGCGCTCCCAGACCGTGCGTGGCTGGAATAGGAGGGGCTATGGAACGACTAACGTTTGAAGGGAACTACTGCGACATTGCGCAGTGCCGCGACCTGCCGTGTAAGTATGGCGGGAACTGCACGCAGAGGCTGGTTTGGGAAAGGCTCAAGCAGTTCGAGGACGCGGTGCAAACACCAGAGAAAGCCGCGTGGGCAAAGAAAACTATCGAGATGGCGTTTTCGGATGACACGTCGGAGGTTGTGCGCCTCCACGAACTCTACAAGGCCGACAAGGAAGGGCGGCTGGTGGTGCTGCCGTGCAATGTGGGGGATACGGTTTATTTCGTCAACGCCAAGCAGATTCTCAAATTTGCAGTGGTAGGGTACGCGGTGGATGAAACAGGTATCTCATGGGTTTACAGCGAACACGTCGATAAAACAGGGCATACGAACGAGCGCACATTTAGTCCAGATAGAATCGGAAAGACCACATTTTTGACCCGCGAAGAAGCCGAGAAGGCTTTGCAGGAAATGGAGGGCAAGAAGGATGGCAACAAAACGAGTATGTGACCGCTGCGGGGCGGAGATAAACCCCACAAGCTCTGCGACGTATGTAAATGTACGAAGCGCGTTCCATGAGGAATCACCTGATATTGAGCTTTGCTGCTCCTGCGCGATGCAAATCAAAGAATGGCTTAAGTCGCGTGTAGAGGAGGGCAAGAAGGATGGCTGAACTGAAACCGTGCCCGTTCTGCGGCGGGGAGGCAAAAGTCGTTGTGAGCTCTACAGAATATGGAAAAGGCATCGTCGGATGGCGATTTGGAGTAGAATGCCAAGATTGCCCCGTCCGGCTCACCAGAATAGATTATGAGCTGTCAATACGTTTGTCTGGGACCGGGGAAATCGAAACCATTGTTGACGAACGCGATGAGGCAGCAGCTGCCTGGAACAGGAGGCCAATCGATGGGCCAACATAAACACAACCCGACCGCCATTGCGGCGGCAAAAGGCGAGCTGCCGCCGAAGAAGCGAGAGCGGCGGCTGACTAAGCGGCAGGCGGAAAGGCTCTTGCGGATGAAAATTATACGAACAATCGACCCATTCCACGCCTTGCCGGATGGGATGGCCGGAGTTATTGCAGGAGGTATGCCTTATGGCTGATTATATCCGGCGCGAGGATGCGTTGAAAGCTCTATACAACGACTATGCTTACGCAGCGATGGACGTTATCAAGAGACTGCCCGCCGCCGACGTTGCGGAGGTGGTGCGGTGCAGGGACTGCATTTACAGGATCGACGGAAGGTGCTTTTCCCGCACGTCCTTTCTCAACGCTCCTGCAGTCGAGCCGGACAATTTTTGCAGTTGGGGCGCTACAGAATGAGCTGGCTGGCGAGAATACGACGTGCAGAGCGGCGTGACGATTTGCTATCCGAAATTGGCAATCGTTTGCACGAACTGCCGGTGCGATTTCAAAAAGGACACGCTTTGGAGCAGTGGCTGTCGGCACGGCTGCGGGGCGAAGATGGATGGAGGATTTGACGATGCGACCAGTTGACGCGGATGCAATCTACAACAAGGCACTGGAGAACCTCAGAAAGGGCGAAATCGAAGACTGGGAGTTTGACTCGATCATCAATTATTTGGATGGGGAACCTACCCTTAACGTCGAAACGATTATTCGCTGCAAGGATTGCAGATACCTGGGGAGAGAGCTAAACAAAGGGCTTTACAGCTGCGATGACTACAACCTGCCATATTGCGAGCCGGACAGCTATTGCAGCCACGGCAGGCGGAAGGAGGAGACAAAACATGCGGCTGATTGACGCGGACGCATACAAAAAACTGCATCAGTCGAAATGCGTGGGCGACTGCGGCTGCTGCCCGAGCATCACAGACGGCATGATCTGCACGCTGATCGACGAGGAGCCGACCGTGAAAGAGGCAATCGTGCCGCTGAAATGCAAATACTGCGGTTTCTCATACCAAAAAATGCCGCCGTCCGGAGAACCGCTGTTCCGTTGGTGCCGGAAGTGGCAAAATATCGTCCGGGACACCGATTTTTGCAGCTATGCAGGAAAACGCGGAGAAGTAGACGTATGAGCGGGCTGCGCTTTGAGTCGATGGCGGACATGCCACCGAGAATGCGGGAGCTTTACGCCAAACAGCATCTTCCGGAGGCACAGCAGGAGCAGAAACGGCAGGCAAAGTACAAAAACGCGCCGGAGAAGCGCGCCGGGGTACGCTTTGACAGCAAAAAAGAGGCGCGGCGCTATGACGAGCTTTTGACCATGCTGCGGGCTGGGCTTATCTCGGATCTGAGGCTGCAACCGCAGTTTACATTGCAGGAGAGCTACTGCACCGAGACCGGAGAGCGGGTCCGCGCGGTGCGCTACACGGCGGATTTTTCGTACCGAGCCGGCGGGAAACTGATTGTCGAGGATGTCAAGTCAACGGCAACGCGGACAAAGGAGTATCTGCGCAACAAAAAGTTTATGCGCTCAAAATTTGGAATCGACATACAGGAGGTTTGACATGGACGAGGAAACCAAAGCAAGACCGGAGCCGCCCTGCGGCTTGCCGAAGCAAGGAAACAACTGCGCCAACAAAAGCGCGATCTTTTGCGCAAAGTGCGGATGGAATCCGGAAGAGCAGGCGCGGCGCAAGGCGCTGCCGCTTACCAAAAACGGGGCGGGCTTGCTGCATAAGGATATCGGCACATAAAATAGGCAACCAGCCGGGGTACATATTTATATTATCTGGACTTTTGCCGCTGCCGCTCCGCCATGAGACGGCGGCGGGAGGATTGCCCCGACTTTTTGCAAACCGCCTGCGGGCTGGATCAACCGCAGGCGGGAATGAAAAAGCGTGTGGAACGTGCGCTTTGTGGGACGTTACCCAACGCCGGACCGCGCAAGGACCGGCGACATCGCATGACCTCCCAATCCCCCAAGCCGTCTGAGCAGACAAGGGCGGCTCGCCCGGAGACGCGCAGCGATCATGCGGATGGCGCGGCGCGCCGGGTGCAGGCGGTGAAAGTCCGTCACTGCAAGGGGACCGGGTTTCCGGTCCCCAGACGAAAATAAAAGGAGCGGGACAATGAGAAACATGTTTGGAGCCGCAGAAACGAGAGAAAGCGGAGCCTACGGATACCTACGGGACCCGAGGCGCGCAACAAAGGGGATTTGCTACAATGTGCGCTGCTCGGAACGGAACAATTACAAGGGCGCATGGAGCTGCACAAACTGCTATCTGTGCGTCGGGAGGAAATTAGCCCGCCAGTCTCGGCGGGAAGTTATAACGATCTGAAAGGGGCATCAATATGGCAAAAATCATGGAGCTGTTTTATGGCGAGCTGGGGCAATTTCAAACAGCGATGGAAGATGAAAAGTGGGAGGTTGATTTCCGGGGCGAGAAATACCCGCCGCGTATCACAATGGACCAGCTGACACCGCCGCTGTTTGAAGTCACGGAGGACGGACCGCAGCGAGAGCCGCCGGCCTGCATACAGGTGATCGGGACGCCGGATCTGCGCGTTATCACGACTGGCAAGCTCCAGATCAGCAAGAAAGAACTGAACCGCTACGTGAACACCGCTGAAAAGCTGTTGCTGCTCTATCTGCACGGCTTTATGCAGGAACAAAAGGAACTGGAGACGGAGAAGGGATGAATTTTGCGCAGAGGCTCAAGGAGACGTTACAGACAGGCCTGGATATAGGCTTTAAGGCAGGCGTACAGAAGGGCTGCGATCTATGGATGGCGGCGCTTGCGCAGGAGGGCTTCGGCGCTGAACGCATGATTCGAATGTATGAGCGCGTGGAGGCGATCAACAACGAGCTGGGAATTGCGTGGATGTGCGAGCCGGAGTCTGACTACGCGCAGGAGCAGCTGGACCGGATTCTGGAGCCGGTCTGCGGGGACCGTTTCACGCCATTTCGCGCCCGAAATCCGGATGTCAAGCAGTTTAACTATAAAAGGAGGGAACGAAAATGAGTGAGAAAAACAAGCGAGCCGAGGAACTGCTGTTTGGCAAGGCGCGCATGACATTCGCAGAGATCATGCAATCAATGGAGGCATGTGCAAAGATCAACTGCGAAAAGTGCGCACTTCACGCGAGTATCGACGTGTGGAGAAAGGCAGGAGCGCCAAGTTGTTGCGAGATTTTGATAGAGAGTGCCAACAAACTGCTGAAATACTACGAAAATATCTGCACGTCAGCAGCGGCGGTCAACGCAAAGGCGGAGGAACGCCACGAAGAATGTAGCAGCAGGGTCGAAGGTTATCTGGATTCCTGCCCGGTCTGCCCGAACTGCAATTACATATTTGACGAGTTTAGTATAAGCGAGGAAGGATACATGCAGCATGTCCCGATCGGCGGTGAGGACCGGCTCGACCTGAAAAAAAGCGAAATGAAAGTTAATCCAACAAAATGCCCGAAATGCGGGATGCGGATCACGGGGATCAGATGGACGACGGAAGATACCGTCGGGGGAAGATTTGGGTATTTTTTCAGCCGCGCGCGCAAAGAGGAGCTGCGCCGAGAAGAAAGCAGCGAAGAAAACCGGAAGGTTTGGCGCTGGGATGATATCTTCCAGGTATTTCGCTGCCCAGTTTGCGGTAGACCGGAAAAGCCATCGATGAAACTGCGGACAAAAAGCGGCGTGCAGTACATTCTGCCGCAGAAGTGCGGTTATTGCGGCGCTAAGATGGAAGGAGTTGAGGCAAAATGATCATTGATATTTTGGAGCTTGCGGCGGTGCTGGAATGGCTGGCATTGGGCACGCTGACGTTTTTCAAGCTGCGCAGCCTGAACCGCCGCGCGGATAAGGCCTTGAAAGAGGTTGAAAGTGTTTTTACGCCGAACGAATTACGGGAGGCTTTCGGGAAAGAGCCAATGCAGGAGAACATTAAGTATTTGGACGCTGATCGCTGAACGCATGGGCGGAACTTCCGCCCACGCTTTGAGCGGGCAGAAGAAAACAAGGGAGGGATGAGGCATGCAATGGGAACAGGGATGCTTATTCGACGACAACCCGGAATACGATGAGTTCACGGAGAAATTCAAACAAAAAAAGACAACGGACGACTGCTACACGCCACCGCTTGTTTATGATGCGATCCGGGATTGGGCGTGCAGTGAATATGGGATTGACCCGGCCTGCATCGTGCGGCCATTCTATCCGGGTGGGGACTATGAGCGTTTTGACTATCCGGATGGCTGCGTCGTGCTGGACAACCCGCCTTTTTCGATTCTTTCAAAAATCTGCGAATTCTACATAGACAGAGGGATTGCGTTCTTTATTTTTGCGCCATCGCTCACGGTGCTCTCCGGCCAATCAGTTGTGCTGAGGATGAACCATATCATTTGCGATGCAAACATCACGTATGAAAATGGCGCAGTCGTTCACACGGCGTTTGTAACAAGTTTCGGAGGAAACATCGCGCAGAGCGCCCCATCACTCAGAAGGGCAGTCGAGCGGGCGATGCGGCAGATAAAGTCGCAGACGAAACGGGAGTTGCCGAAATATACATATCCGGGCCATGTGCTGACGGCAGCCATGCTGGAGAGATATGCACACTACGGGATAGAGTTTGCGGTTAAGCGCGAGGACTGCACGTGCGTTACAACGCTGGACAGTCAGCGCGCAGCGGGAAAGAAAATCTTTGGTGGCGGGCTGCTGCTGTCAAACCGAGCTGCCGCCGAGAAAGCTGCCGCCGAGAAAGCTGCCGCCGAGAAAGCCGCAGCCGAGAAAGCCGCAGCCGAGAAAGCCGCAGCCGAGAAAGCCGCCGCGCACGTCTGGGGGCTGTCTGAACGTGAAAAGGGCATCATTGCGAGCCTCGGGAAATAAACCGAGGCAGGAGGAGCCATGGTAAAGCGACACAAGCGCCGGAAGTTTTCCGGCTGCGTCTGCGAGCAGATCGTATATACGGTATCGAGCGGCGCAGGCTTGAGGACCAGCAAGCCGAAAAAGCCGCGCTTTCAGACGGAGTCGGAACGCGAAGAATTTAATCAAAAGATCTCCGCGGCGAAGTTTGCCGCGCTCGTCAATGCGAACTTCGGACCGACGAGCTTTTACTCTACCCTCACGCTAGATGCAGACAATGAGGTACACACCGCGCAGGAGATGCGCAGAACCCGGGATAATTATTACCGGCGACTGCTCTACCGCTATCCAGAGGCAAAGCTTGTGATTGTATACGGGCGGGGCAAATCGACAAACCGTTTTCACCTGCACATGATCACGGACGGCATTCCGGTCGATGAGATCGGAAGGCTATGGGGACTCGGCAGCGTGATTGACTGCAAACCGCTGAGAAAGCACAACTATTATGTAAACCAGAACGGCGACAAGGTTGACCATGGGCAGGATTACACAGCGCTAGCAAATTACCTGCACGGACACTGGCGCAAGGAGTTCGGGGGGCATCGCTGGAAAGCAAGCCGGAACTGCGTCCGACCAGAGCCGGAACCAGCAACCGAGGCAGTGCGGGAGTACAGCCCGCAGCGCCCGCCGGTTGCGCCGCGTGGGTACATTCTCGTCGAGGAGAGAGCCACGCAATACGGATTCCTATATTTTAAATATGTATGGGACCCAAAAAAAGAAGTACGCAAGCGACCGGGAGCCGCTTAATTTAGCCCTTGTAAATGTGTAGGGTTTTAGAACGAAAAACGGAAGGAGTTGAGCAAGTGTCAAAACCTCGTTACTGGTGGTACGGGAATGTCTGCCGCACCATCGGCGCATTCCCGAAACTGGACCAACAGGTTCGGGACATGAGCCGGCAAAAGACAACGCCGGGCTATTCTTCTCAGCCGGGCGGGCGCTCCTCCGGTCGCGCCGTTGAGGACATCGCCGTGCGCGTCCTGTCCTCTCAGGAGTACCGGGACTATGAGGCAGTGAGCCGAGCTATCACGACAGCGCGGGCGTGGAGGGACGGAGACATGGTGCTCGCTGTTGTCGGCGCGCATTCATGGGGCGAACATCTACGCTTCGACGAGGTCGGGCGGAAATTATACATCAGCACATCGACGGCAAAACGCATGCACAACAGGTTTGTCTACGAAGTAGCACGGAACATCGGCTATGCGAAATGTAGCTAACTCAGCCAAAAAAATGTGCTAGAGTTGTAGCGTGGAGAATCGGAGGGAAATACATGCAGCCATGGGCAGCAGGCTTTTATGCATCTGCACGCTGGAAGAAATGCCGCGCCGGATATATCAAGTTCCGCAGGACAATTGACGGCGGGCTTTGTGAAGAGTGCAAAGACAAGCCGGGATACATCGTCCACCACAAACAGGCGCTCACACAGGACAATATAACGGACCCGGAGGTCAGCCTGTCCTACGCAAACCTTGAGTATGTCTGCAAGGATTGCCACGACAAGTTTGATGGTCACGGCGTTACAAAATCGCTGACGCAAAAAATATTTTTCGACGCCAACGGTGACCCGATCCCCCCCGTCGCGCGAGACTGAGCCGGCAGCGGAATCACCGCAGCCCCTCCCTCGGAAAAATACGCAGGTCGTTCGCGAGCCCCCCTCCAAAAGCGCGGCGATATGTAATACACGCGCACGTGCGGAGAGCGTGCAAAAATCACACGAAAAGGAGGCGCTTTTTGTGGCGAATAAGCAGGAAAAGACGAAAGAACAGCGTATCCGCGCAGAGAAAGCGCGTCTTCGGCGGCTCTACAAGAATCTGCCGAAAGAAGCAGCGGGAACTGTCGCGGGGCTGATTGACCAGGCAGCTTTTATGCGCGTCGAGTGTGAGGACATGGCAGAGGACCTGCGGGAAAACGGATGGACGGAACCGTTCCGGCAATCGGAACGGCTGGAACCGTATGACCGGGCGCGCCCCATTGGTCAGGCGTACAACTCCACCAACGCGAACTACCAGAAAATCATCAAGCAGCTCACGACGCTCCTGCCGAAGCCGGACACCGCGCCGCGGCAGGAAGACGACGGATTTGGAAGTTTCGTCCGGGAGCGTGATGAAGCGTGAAGCTCACACGATATCCGGAAACGTACAATCCGATACTCGAGTATTGGCAGGCTATACAGGAGGGGCGGGAAACCGTCAGCCTGAAAGTGCAGAAAACATACCGGCACGTTGTAGAACAGCTCGAAGCTACAGAATCTGAGTTTTACTACTCGCCGAAACGTGCCAACCATGTGCTTGAGTTTTTTGAGAACTACTGCCACCACTCCAAAGGCAAAGCGGGCGGGCAGCTTGTCAAATTAGAGCTTTGGGAAAAGGCGCTGCTGGCGACGATCTTTGGCTTTGTCGACATTGAGGGCAACCGGCAATATCACGAGGCGGTCCTGATTGTCGGCAAGAAAAACGGCAAGTCGCTGCTCGCGTCCGGCGTAGGGCTATATCTGCAAATGGCGGACGGAGAGGCAGGACCGGAGGTCTACGCGGTAGCCACAAAACGCGATCAGGCAAAGATCATCTGGCAAGAAGCAAAGCGCATGGTACAGAAGTCGCCGGCGCTGCGCAAACGGACGCGCTGCCTGGTCGGCGAGATAGACAGCGATTATAACGACGGCGTATTTAAGCCGCTATCGTCTGACAGCGACACGCTTGACGGCTTGAACATCCACGGCGCGATGATGGACGAGATCCACCAGTGGAAAAACGGTCGCCCACTGTACGACATCATTGCCGATGGCGATCAGGCGCGCGCGCAGCCGCTGCGTTTTATCACGTCCACTGCGGGTGTTATCCGCGAGGACATCTACGACGAAAAGTACGAAGAAGCCGAGCGCATTATCAACGGCTATGAAGATCCGGACGGGTACCACGACCCGCGCCGGATTGCGTTTATCTATGAGCTTGACAAGCGCAGCGAGTGGACCGATGAATCCTGCTGGAAGAAAGCAAACCCGGGTCTCGGCACGATCAAGAGCTACACGGCGCTCAAGGAGCGCGTCGAGCGGGCAAAGAAAAATCCGGCGCTCGTCCGGAATCTCGTCTGCAAAGATTTCAACATCCGCGAGACATCGAGCGAAGCGTGGCTCAACTTTGAACAGCTGGACAACCGAGACACCTTCCAGTTGGACAAAGAAAACCGCCGTATGATCTGGACACACCACATGACCGACGGGCAGACGCAAGAGCGAATCCTATCCTACCCGCGTTATGGCATCGGCGGCGCGGACCTCTCCAAGACGACGGACCTGACGGCGGGGAAGGTTCTGTTCCAGGTGCCGGAGTTACCGGACATCCTGTTTGTCCTCTCCATGTACTGGCTGCCGCAGGAGCTTTTGGAAAAGCGCGTGAACGAGGACAAGATACCGTATGACAAGTGGCATGAGCGCGGATTGGTCCGGCTATCAGAGGGAAACAAGATCCGCTATGAGGACGTAAAAACATGGTTTGTCGAGGTGCAGGAAGACCTCGATATTTTTATACCATTCGTCGGCTATGATGCATGGTCTGCGTCCTACTGGACAGACAGCATGGCAGACTACTTTGGAGCCGAAGCGATGATGCCGGTGCACCAGGGCGTGAAGACCCTGTCCGAGCCGATGAAGCGCTGCGGAAATGATCTGGAGTCCAAGCGGATTGTGTACAACAACAACCCAATCGACAAGTGGTGCCTGGCAAACACCGCCTATGACGAGGACAAAAACGGAAATATCCAGCCACACAAAACGAGCAAGTCCACCCGCCGCATTGACGGCACGGCGGCGCTGCTCGACGCATACACAATCTTTGACCAAAAGCAGGCGGAATATACCAGCATGCTCTAGGAGTGACAATATGGGATTTATCAAAAACCTTTGGACAAACATCACAACGACCAAGCGCGTATCGACCGTGCAGATGGTGCAGGAGCGCGGAAACGGCTTTTACAGCTACAACGGCAAAATGTATCAGTCGGACATTGTCCGCGCGTGCATCCGGCCGAAGATCAAGGCAATCGGAAAGCTGACGGCAAAGCACATCCGGGAGACGATTACCACAGACGCGCGAAAGATTGCCGTCAATCCGGAGCCGTACATCCGGTTTTTGCTGGAGGAGCCGAACCAATACATGACGGGGCAGCTGTTGCAGGAAAAGCTTGCTGCGCAGCTGATCCTCAACAACAACGCTTTTGCCGTTATCATGCGCGACGAAAACGGATTTCCGAACGCCATCTTCCCGGTTGCGGCGATGCAGGCGGACGCCGTCTACGACGCTAGCGGGAACCTGTATCTGAAATTTTACATGCAAAACGGGAATGTCCTGACGTTCGCCTACGACGACGTGATCCACCTGCGTGGGGATTTTTACGAAAACGACATCTTCGGAGACCCCATCGCGCCGGCAATCGTGCCGCTGATGGAGATTGTCACAACGACGGATCAGGGCATCGTCAAGGCAATCCGGAACAGCGCCGTCGTGCGGTGGCTGCTGATGTTCGCTTCGTCGATGCGTTCGGAGGATATCAAGCAGAGGGCGCAGGATTTTGCAGACAGCTTTTTGAACGTTTCCAACGGCACCGGCGTCGCGGCGGTCGATGCGAAGGCAGAAGCCAAGCAGATTGACCCGAAAGACTACGTCCCGAACGCGCAGCAGATGGATAAGACCACGCAGCGCATCTATGCCCTGTTTAACACCAACCAGCAGATCGTCACGTCGATCGCCAACGAAAACGAGCAGAACGCCTATTTTGACGCTGAGATCGAGCCGGTCTTAAAACAGCTGAGCGGGGAATATACGCGAAAGCTCTTTTCCAGGCGCGAGCGAGGATGTGGAAACCGGATCGTCTTTGAAGCGTCGGCGTGGGACTTTGCATCGACGACGACAAAGCTGAACCTTTTGCAGATGGTGGACCGCGGCGCGCTGACGCCAAACGAGTGGAGGCGCGCCTTTAATCTCGCTCCGGTTGACGGCGGAGATAAGCCGATTCGCAGGCTTGACACGCAGCCGGTCGACCGGAATACAACGCAGATCACACAGAAGGGAGATGATAACGCATGAAGATCAGCATTCGCGGACCGATTGTGTCCAGCAACACACACCGATTTTACCAGTTTTACGGGATGGAGGCGACAAGCCCAAAATCCGTAGCAGATGCGCTTGAAAAAGGCGCGGGAGAGCGGGCGGAAGTGGAAATCAACTCGGGCGGCGGAGAGATTTTCGCGGCAAGCGAGATATACACAGCGCTGCGCAATTACGCCGGCGGCGTACACATCCGCATTGTCGGGTTGGCGGCGTCCGCCGCGTCGATCATTGCGATGGCAGGCGAGTCGGAAATGACGCCGACCGGAATGATGATGATCCACAACGTACAGACGAGCGCCGACGGTGACTACCGCCAGATGGAGCATACCGCAGGGGTCCTGCGGGACGCCAACCACGCGATCACGTTGGCGTACATGGCAAAGACCGGGAGGCCCGAGCAGGAAATTGCCGCCATGATGGATGCAGAAACGTGGATCACGGCAGACAGGGCTGTGGAGCTGGGACTCGTTGACCGGGTAATGGAGCTGGGCGGTGAGCAGAAGCCGCTGGCGGCAGACTTTTATTCCGGCATGCTCAGCGAGGACGCGCTGCGGCGCGCAGAGAATTTCATGAAAAGCCAGGCAAAAGAGCCTGGTTTTTTTATGCCCGAGCGGGCGCAGGTAGAAGCAAAACTGAAATTTTTAAAACTTAAAGGAGAACTAAAATGACGAAAGAACTTTACAACACCAAGCGCAAGCAGCTGATGGACGAGGCGCAGAAGCTGCTGGACGAAAGCAAGACCGCCGAGGCGCAGGCAAAAATGAAGGAAGTCGAAGAACTCGACGCCAAGTTTGAGGAAGAGGCAAAAATTCAGGCAAACCTCAACGCGCTCGCGGGCGCAAGAGCGCAGGACCCGGCGGCAGCACAGCAGACCGTCAACCTGACCGGCACAGCGAAGCCGCAGGACGTGCTCGACCAGTACGACACTGACGAGTACAAGCGCGCCTTTATGAACTATGCCCTAACCGGGAAGAGAATTCCGGCAGAGCTGACCAACGCAGACGCAAACACGAAGACCTCCGACGTCGGCGCGGCGATTCCGACGACCACACTCCAGAAGATCTACGAAAAGATCGAGTCGACAGGTATGATTCTGCCGCGCGTGACGCACACGTCCTACAAGGGCGGCGTTACGGTGCCGACCAGCTCGGCGAAGCCGAGCGCATCGTGGGTCAGTGAGGGAGCAGGCTCTGACAAGCAGAAAAAGGCGCTCGGCTCCATCACGTTTGCCTATCACAAACTGCGCTGCGCGATCTCCATGTCTCTGGAAGTGTCCATTGTCACATATCCGATGTTTGAATCGCAGTTTGTGGCGAACGTCGCAGAGGCGATGGTAAAAGCGGAGGAGCAGGCAATCATCAGCGGCTCCGGATCCGGCCAGCCGAAGGGCATCATCAAGGAGACCGTCGTGACTGGTCAGAACATCGACATTGCGGCAGCGACTACGGCTATCGCCTACACTGACCTTGTCAAGGCGGAGGCAGCACTCCCGCAGGCATACGACACCGACGCGGTGTGGTGCATGACGAAGAAGACCTTCTTCGAGCAGATTGTCGGCATGGTCGACGACAAGAAGCAGCCCGTCGCTCGCGTCAATTACGGAATGAGCGGCAAGCCGGTCTACTCGCTCTTCGGGCGCGAGGTCGTCCTCGTCGGCGACTATCTGCCGTCCTTCGCAGCGAGCGTGACTGCGGATACAATCTTTGCCTTTATTTTCAGCTTCAAGGATTACCTCTGGAATGAGAATCTCGGCATGACGTTCCGCAAGTACACCGATAACGCTACCGACGACGAAGTGACCGTTGCGCTGGCGCTCGTCGACGGCAAGGTTGTCGACAAAAACAGCCTCGTCACGCTGACCAAGAAAAAGGCGGGCTAAACACAAGAGCCAACAGGGAGGGATAAACAATGGCATTACTGGACGTTGCAAAAACCGCCCTGCGGCTGAGTACGACCGCGCTTGACGGAGAAATTTCCGATGAGGTCGACGCCTGCCTGCTGCGCCTGCATATCGCGGGCGCAGCGGGCGCAGACGAGGACCCGCTAGTAAAAGACGCGGTTCGCGCCTATGTCCGCTGGCAGCACGATTTCTGCGGGCGCGGCAGCGAATGGAAAGCTTGCTTTGAGGAGCTGCGAGACGCGATGGGATTGTCGGACGATTACCGGCAGACAGGAGGAGCGGGCAATGATCTTTGATACACAGATCACGCTGCGCCTGCTCTCTTACCCCATTGTGAGCGGGCAGACGCGCGAAAAGCTCGAGCGCGAAACGACCGTCTGGGCGGCGCGAAAATCTGTCAACCGCGCGGAATACTACCAGGCGGCGCAGGCGGGCAAGCAGACGGACGCGATCTTCCGCCTACACAGCGCGGAGTACGGCGGCGAGCAGCAACTCGTCTGCGGCTCGGACGTTTTTGACGTTGTCCGCAGCTATGGCGCGGAGACAGAGGAGATCGAGCTGACCTGCAAACGGAGGGACGGCGCATGACGATCTACGACGCGCTGGCGGGGCTGGGAGTCCCAGTCTGCCACCCGCCGTACAAGGGCGGAGAAGAAACGTACATCACCTATCAGATGCTTGGGCAGTCCGGTCAGATCTACGCCGAGGGACGCGAAGTGGAGACCGGCGTGACGTATGCCGTGTCGATCTTTGCAGAGGGATTTGCCGCGGATCTCATGAAGCGGGCAAAAACGGCGCTGGAAAGCGCGGGCTATATTGTGACCGTCGACATGGAGAGCTACGACAAGGACACTGGACGCACGCAGATTGCGCTCGTCGCTGAGACAGAGGGGGCCGTGTATGGCTAACATCTCAATCACCGGCGCAGAGGAGCTGCTGGCAACGCTCCAAAAAGCGGACATCTTTGACGAGGAGATGCAAAAGGAGATTTTATACGCGGCTGGGGACATCATCGTCGAGGAGCTGCAAAAGGCAGTGCAGACGAGCGGGTTTCGGACGGAGCACTACGCAAAAAGCGTCAAATACTCCAAAACGATCAAGCGCGACAAATCCGGGGATCCGTATATCTCCATCACGGCAACGGGCAAAAACGAGCACGGGGAGCGCAGGGCTACCGTGCTCTTTGTCTTAAATTACGGGCGCAGCGAAAAATACGGCCGAATCACGGGCACCTATTTTTGGACGAAGGGGGTCCGAACGGCACAAAAAAAGGTAAATGAGGAGCTGGAGAAGCTCCTCACGGAAAAGCTGAAAGAAAGGGGCTTATTATAATGCCGAGTTTTGATTTACGCGGTATCCGAGCGGGCAAGTACAAAAACACTGCCGGGACCGTATCTTACGAAAATCCGACAGACGTCGGCGATGCAATGAGCGCGCAGCTCGATCTGCGGTTTGCCGAGGGCAGGGTCTATGCAGAGTCGAAACTTGCGGAGTACATCAAACTTGCAACCGGCGGCACCATCTCGCTGGCAGTCAAGTACATCAAAAAGGCCGCGCAGGCGATGCTCTATGGCTGCACGACGGACACGAGCAAGGAAAATATCAAGTTTTCTGCCAAGGACGTGGCAAACTACGTGGGCGTCGGATTTTACGCGCCGGACAAGGTAGACGGCGTGACGAAATACACCTGCGTATGGGTGCCGAAAGCGCTGTTTGGCCCGCCGTCGATGGCGTACCAGACAAAGGGCGAGAACATCCAGTTTAACACGCCGACCACGACGGGCGAATTTCTGGCAGACGACTCGGAAAACGAGCTGCTGCTGGAAACCGAGACCGTCGACAGCGCGGCGGAGGCCGTCACCTGGATCAAGGGAAAGCTGGGTGAAACCTGATGGAAGACGTGCGAGTGAAAACGACGGAATATGAGTATGCAGGCCGGATCTATAATCTGACCTGCAACATGAATGTGCTCGCAGATGTGCAGGAAGAATACGACGGCGATCTGATGCGGGCGCTTCGGAGCGTGACAAGCTTCAAGTCGACGCTGCGGTTTCTGGCGGCGATGCTCAATGACGCGGCGGAAACGCAGGACCTGCGCGGAGAGGACGGAAAGCTGCTGCGCGTGACCGCGCGGGAGCTGGGGCGCAAGCTGACAATGACGCAGACAACGGAAGCGGCACAGCTCATCACGAAACTGATTATGGCAGCTATGCCGGAGCAGGAGGACGCCGAGAAGCCGAAGCAGGACAGCGGCGGGAACCAGCCAAAAAACTGACAGAGCCGGGAGAATCAGAGCAGCACGGCGGCTTTGATTTTCCCGGCTTTTTGGCAATATGGCTTTACCAGCTGCGCATGCCGGAGCGGCTTTTCTGGAAGACCATGACGCCGCGACGTCTGCTTGCGACACTGGCACGACCAGATAGCGAGCCGAAGGAACCACAGGAGCCGTTGTCGCTGGCAGAATACTTGAGCGGAGGGAAGTAGCATGCCGAACATCAACACAAAGTTTTCGCTTTCCGGCGAAAAGGAATACAAAGCCGCGATCTCACAGATCGGCGACGGCATGCGGGTTCTCAACTCCGAGATGCGCAAGGTCGAGAGCGAATACGCAAAAAATGCCGACAGCGTTGAGGCGCTGACGAAGGTAAACGACGTCCTTGAGCGGAAGATCTACTCGCAGACGGAAAAGATCGAGACGCTGAAAGCGGCATTGCAGACGTCAGCCGAGAAATACGGTGTGGCAGATAAGCGCACCATGGCGTGGCAGGCGAGCCTCAACAAAGCCGAAGCC